AAACAAATCACCTAGCCTTAGCTCCATAGACCATGGTACTTTGTCTCGCTTAAGTACACGGTGTATGTGTTGTCCTATTTTAAAGGATGTATTAGTTAACTGTGACGTTCCTGCTGGACTATCACTAGTATCTTTTGTAAATAATATCTGTATTGTTTGCAATGCAATGTTTACAAACAGATCCATATCTTCTTGATATGTCTTGTGTAACTTTAAGAGTACACCTCCAGAATTAGCCTTAGGATTATTAACATTTATCTTATTGACCTTATCTATTAAGTACTCCGTCACCTGATCTATTGGTTTCAACGGCAAGTCCTCTTTCTTTTAAAAATTGTAGCGCGTAGCTATCATACATCTCGTTGTATACTACTCTAATAATTCCTGCTTGTAGTATAAGTTTAGAGCACTCCATACAGGGTGAGTGCGTAGTATATATTGTTGCTCCATCAGAGCCACCACCTGTCTTTGCTAACTTCATTAGTGCGTTAGCTTCTGAGTGGATTACTTCTAGTTTAGTTTCTTGGAATGAGTTCCTTGTCATGTTGTCCATACCTGCTGGCATGCCGTTCCATCCTTGAGAAAGCACCTGACCATCACGTACTATGATACTTCCTACTCTATGCTTTGTATCGAAGGATAGCTCACCAAATATATGAGCTACCTTCATGTATGCTTTGTCGTATCTATGCTGGTTCAAAGTTAAAGTCTCCTACTAAAGATAACCTTGTGGTATTGATATCATAAGTTGCAGCACCAGCATTACCTGTTAGACCTGTAAACCTAGACTTTAATACTCTGAAGGTTATTGTATTACGTTCGTTAACATCATCTGCTACTAGATTTCTAGCAAAGCTAATGATATCAAATGATATCTGTTTAATAGAACCTGAACCTTTGATGTCATCAATTGAAGCAAGCTTACCTTCTTCGAAACTCTTAGTACCACCTTGTGCCTTACGTAGGTGAGAGATTAAGCCGAGCCATACGTTATGCTTCTTCACTACCTTAAGTAGATCAGACATCATCTTATCTATAGCTTCGTTACCTGATAATCCTTCTGTACCCTCTGATACAGCAATAGTTATATGATCAAGCACGAGATACTTACATCCCATTAGAGCCATGTATTCTATCTTATCAATGAGACTTGAGTCGCCAACAGAACCTTGATGATCTAGCAGCACAAGCCTTTCATCTCCGAATACCTTATCAAATCCTTTTCTAATCTCTTTGTCTTCAAGATTAGTAGTATCCATGACAGATCTTCGTAGCTCCATTGATATGAATTTCTCTGCGGTATCACCTACAGATTCTTCAAGTGATATAAGTCCTATCTTATCTGTTGTCTTATCAAGCAGATCAAGTACGATTTCTTTAATAACAGTTGACTTACCAGAGCCAGTGCCTGAAGTGAACAAAGTAATTTCACCATGGCGTATGCCCTTTAGTTTCTCATTGAGTCCATCAAGACAAGCAGGATATGGTATCGATTCTGTACTTTGTCTTGCCTTGAACTCACTCCATATATCCTCACCTACTACTATGCCTGCAGGAGACCATGTCTGTGCATCCCAGATGGCCCGTAGTATGGCGTTAGGGCCTTGAGATTGTAGAACTTCACATGGATCTTTACCCTTGAGGGCAGCGATCTTAACCTTGCCTGCACCTATGATCTTAGCGCATAGCTCGAGTGATTTCTTACCAGCCTCATCATTATCTAACATTAGTATGACTGATTCGAATTGGTTTACCCATTCTCTCTGGTCAAGCAGAGCACGTGTGCCTGTTGCAGACGGCAATGAAACTACAGGGAATATCCTATCTTTGTAGTGAGATGTGAATGCTTCAGCTACTGCCATACAATCTAGCTCACCTTCGGTTATCACAAGAGTTTTAGTACCAACTGCTTGCGCTTGACCGAATAGCTCTGTCTTTTTAAAGTCTCCGTGTGTACGGAAATCTTTAGGTAGTATTCTTTCTTTGTAAGCAACTACTTCACCGTCCTTAGTATAAGGATAGAAGTGTGAAGCAGGCTTACCATCAGAATTAACTGACATCTTTACGTTAAAGTAATCTACCACATGCTGTGATATCTTACGTGAAGATATTGGGTAGCTCTTGTATGTAGCTATATCTTCAATGAATGTGAATGATGATTCACTATCTTCTTCTATTTCCATATGTTCTTCTTTCTGTTTGCTTGTGTATTGGCATGAGAAGCAGTAAGCTCCGTCATCGTATATAGTATAAGCATCCGATGAGTTGCAGTGCGGACATGCTGTCTGTATATAAGCCATTCAATTCCATCTTTCTTCTCTATGTAACCTTCTTATACGTCTTTGTTTAGACGCATCAAGTTTGTTACGCATCCTCTTTTGTTTCTTTTGTTTAATGTTTTCGTATTCTTCAAGCTCCGCTATAGGAGGTGACTCTGATTCTGAGAAACTCTTCTCCTTTGCTAACGATTTCTTTATGTAGTTCGACATAGTATACCTTGTTATCATTAAACTTCTCAAAGATACCTTGATACGTATCTAAGATAGGTTTTATTACGTTATCAATGTCAGCTCCTCTATTAGATAAGCCAGCATTTACAGTGAATGAGACCTGATCAACATCAAACGGCCAATCAGTTCCCATTAGATCATCACGTATCTCATTCTGATACGTAACATATTCAGGACTCTTGAATGTCCTCTTGCCCCTTGCTCCGAACATCTTGTTCGCTGACAGCGGCTTGATCTTGAATGTGTTGTCTAATTTCTTCATATTCCTTCCATGATTTTAACATAGTTAATAGGCGTCGACTTACATCAGGATGTCCTGCATTGTGGTACCTCCACTCTTGCTCAACTCTATCTTGACGCTTATCCATTGGTACATTTTCAAGTATCTTCTTAGCTTTCACTGGTCCGACACCTTTAATACCTGGAATGTTATCAGTGCTGTCACCTATTAAACATTGTAAGTTTAAGTTCAGATCAGCCTCGTCATCATCAACAAACCTATGTATTTTCTTGTTGAAGTTGTAATGATTACCTGGTATTTGAAGTAGATCCTTATCTATTCCTACTATAAAGTAAGGTTTTTCTAATTCCCTAGCTTCATAAGCCCAGATAGCTACTAAGTCATCTGCTTCCATACCATCTGCTTGGAACGCGTCATGATACGATATCATATGTTCTATACCGTAAGCTAAAGATTTACGTAGCTGCTCATCTAAATCTTTACGATTAGCCTTATACTCAGGGTACATATCTTTTCTGAAATTACCCTTACCTTTAACAGCTACTCGTAATTTACCCATCATACATGTTGCCTCAATCTCTGAGATTGTACGATCTATACTCTTACGTATATCATTCTTCTTGCTAGATATACAAGCTGCTCGAAAGTATATTGAGTCTGCGTCTACTAGTACGAGCGAGTCAGTAGATATAACGTCTAGTTCAATGGATGTCTGCATAAGTTTCTCCTTTCACATAATCTCCACCGTCCATACAGTTTATATTAAACCATTTGGGTGCTTCTTTAAATGCCTCTTGTAGTATTCTACCTACTTGGTCGGCATCATCTGGATGAGCAGTATAAGCTAGCTCATCATGATAGAATAATCTAGGCTCTGCACGCAAACCAAGTCTATCTATTTCAGCCATTGAATAGGACAGTGCAGCCTTGCAGCTGATGCCTTCCATTGATTGTAACAGATAGTTTAAGGTCTGATGTTCTTGTGGGCAGAAGACAGGTCTACCATCTATTGCAGGAAACCAGCCTTCACCGTTGCGATTCTTAGTACTATGCCAAGCGTGCGCAAGCTTACTCTTCAGCTCACCTAATCCTTTGATACCCTTTGCAAAGTCTTCACGAGCTTTTCTACCACGTGTAGCATTCAGCTTGCCTGTTAGACTTTGACCTAGCTTAGCATCGCCTGCACCAAACAAGTAGGCGTACAGAAATGTCTTAGCTTTAGGTCTATCACAGTTTAGTATCTCAGAGTTACGTTGATGCTGATCACCGAAGCATACCTCATGCGTAAACTCTTTGTTGTTTACATAGTGGCATAAGCCACGCAGCTGGTTGCCTGACGAGTCAGCACCTACTAGTACTTGACCTTCATCAGCACGGAATACTTCTCTTAGTTCTTTACCCCATGCAGCAGTGACCGCAGGAAGGTTAACAATAACCTCATGCCTTGCACGAAATGTCGGCGTACCAATAG